CGGTGGTCGGTACGGAGATCACCCTGACCGCCAAGCCAAACAAGGGCTACCACTTCAAGGAGTGGGAGGTCATCAGCGGCGGCGTGACCATCAAGAACAATAAGTTCATCATGCCGGACAACAACGTGGAGGTCAAGGCAATTTTCGAGGAGGATACGCCTCCCGCGCCTACCGAGCATACCGTCACCGTGACCAGCGGCGGCAACGGAACGGCTTCCGCCTCTCCCGCAAAGGCTGTTGCCGGTGCGGAGATCACCCTGAGCGCTACGCCCGACAAGGGCTATCACCTCAAGGAGTGGCAGGTCATGCGTGGCAATGTGACTATCAAGGACGATAAGTTCACCATGCCGGACGGAAATGTGGAAATCAAGGCAATTTTTGAAAAGGACGCAGCACCTGCGCCCCCCGCGCCCACGGCTACCCCAAAACCGGAGAGCAGCCCGACCCCTGCGCCTGCTGCCACCGCAAAACCGAACGGCAGCCCGACGCCCGCGCCTGCTGCCACCGCAAAACCGAACAGCAGCACGACCCCTGCGCCTGCTGCCGCCGCAAAACCGGATAGCAGCACGCCCCCCGCGCCTGCTGCCGCCGCAAAACCAAACAGCAGCCCGACCCCTGCGCCTGCTGCTACCGCAAAGCCGGAGAGCAGCCCAGCTCTCGCGCCCACTGCTACCGCAAAACCGGACAGCAGCCCGACCCCCGCGCCAACTGCCCCCGCAACAAAGCTCCCTGTATGGTGGGTTGCGTTGCCGATTGTCGGCGGTGTGGCGCTGGCTGGCGTTTTCGTGATGCGCAAAAAGAAACGCCGCAGATAAACAGCACCTGACCGCAAAAACGAAATGGGACGCAGCTGATCTCCAAAACAGCCGTCACGGCTTTACCCGCCGTGACGGCTGTTGCTGTTATGCGGGCCTTGTCGGCTTTCATGAATCCGAAGACGGCTATATTGTCAGCTTTCCGGATACAGAAAACACGCAGGCGCTTATTAACGACTACAAAGCGCGTCTGCGTGATCTGGAAAACAATATCTGGCAACACTAGACTGCCACTAATTATAAGGCGGGCTTCGACCCGCCTTTTCTTTATGCAAAATCATTCCTGCTTCTTCCTTTCTCCCGGTTTCGTTGTGATGAGCTGATAGACATCACTATCCTTGGGTTCCAGATTGGAGAATGGTATCATGCTGTTGCCCATCTTGATAATGCCGTGACCCCCGCTGGCGTTGCGCAGAAATGAGTGAAGCCGATGTTAATAGCCTTTTGCCAGGGTACCATATTGACCAGCTTAGAGAGGTATGGGGGAAGCCTGATACCAGTGAAAACAGCACTGCATGTTGGAAACGTGGGAATGACACTACTCTCGTTGTAAGTTATAAAAATAATGGTATAGTTGCGATTTGTGGCCTTAAAGACGATAGCGGTGCCTCCATAGGAGAATAACAAATTCCAGTTTGATAGCCCGGCTGATTTTTCGAAATAGTTATTTGAAAAAGTCGGAGCCGGCCCATCAACCAGTTATGAACGAAAATAAAACGAATATATATTTTGATCCTGCACAGAATCGTGCAGGGTCATTTTTGTTGATATGTTCTGAAAAATGCTATCCGCGTGGCATGGCTACTTGATGTATGTCAAGTGCAATGAAATAAAAATAGTGATTGTGGAAAAAAATCAAGAGAACGTACTCTTATAGTATAGAGCAGCAACGCTCATACAAGGATGGCAAGTGTACCAGTGTTTTTGTACATTTTCCTTATGAATTTGCCCCTTGTACAATGAAAGAACAAGGAGGCGTTCGAAATGACAGACTATATTGGAAATTACAAGAATCGACCGCGCAGGGTGGTGTTTTATGGCCGCGTTTCAACAGAACATGAGGAACAGCTATCTGCGCTGGGAAATCAGATGGAATGGTATACAGACCTTGCATTACGCAATCCCAACTGGACCGTTGTAGCGCAGTACATAGACGAAGGCATAACCGGTACCCAAATGAAGAAACGTCCATCATTTATGCGGATGATAGAGCACGCAAAGGAACACCGCTTTGACTTGATTGTCACCCGTGAATTGTCGAGGTTTGCGCGTAACACGGTGGATGCGTTGAATGCTACGCGAGAACTGAAGCAATACGGCGTGGAAGTCTATTTTGTAAATGATGGCATCTGGACAATGGACGGCGATGGAGAGGTTCGCTTGACCATTATGGCGAGCATTGCCCAAGATGAAAGCCGCAAGACCAGTGAGCGCGTAAAAGCCGGACAGAAGATGAGCCGTGAGAAAGGTGTACTCTATGGCAGCGGTAATATTATCGGTTATGACCGTGTGGATGGAACTTATGTAATCAATGAGGAACAGGCGGCAACGGTGCGCAGAATCTTTAATCTGTACGCCGAGGGGCACGGAGAAACGACTGTTGCCAAAATGCTTATAGAAGAAAACCGCAAGGATGGCGGTGGTGGCCTGAGCTGGACGGCGAGCAAGGTATCACGGGTACTCCGCAAGCCCACTTACAAGGGCTATATGACCTATAATAAATCCCATATTGATGACTTTCTCAGCCATAACCGCATCAATCACAACGAGGAGGACTTTGTTCTTGTAAAGGGAAACTTTGAGCCAATCGTCTCAGAGGAGCTATGGGAAACCTGCAATCAGATTCGCAGTAAGCGAGCTGCATTTGTCAAAGGAAAAGATGGTCGTGCCCATAAATTTGGTGTGTCCTTTCCGCAGAACAAATGGACGAAAATTCTGTTTTGCGATTGTGGGATGCGATTCCAAATCGAAGGCTACGATAAAACGGCCAACGGAGGGAAAAATATGCGGCTTATCTGTGCACGGTCGAAAATGTTCAAAAAGAAAGATGCCGCCAGAACACTGAACGGTATTCCTTGTCCGGCACCATACGCATCTGAATGGAAGCTGGAATTGATGGCAAGGGAAGTGTTCCGTACTGTTTGGAAAGAAAATGCCGAGGATATACTGGGTCTTTTGCGGACGTTGGATGCAAATCTGAACACTACCGGCACACCGAATGATGGAAACCAGCTGGAGAACAAGCTCTCTGCGCTGAATGAGGAATTGGACGATCTTGTCAGCCAGCGGGCAAGCCGAAGCATAACTATGGATGATTTCTTAAGCAAAAGTACGGAAATCAACAATGAGATTATAAATGTCGAAGGCTTACTGCAAAGTTCCATACAGGAACAGCGTCCTAAAGCAAGGTTAGATATGCACAGCATCGAGGCTGCACTCAGTGATGATGCCTCTTTTCCGGATGGTAAAATAGAGCCGGGCTTTCTGGACAGGTATACCAACCGGATTGTAAAAAGCAATAACCGCTACATTTGGATGTTGCAGTTGATGAATGTGCAGCAGATCATGCCTATCCAATCGGAAAGGCAGCCGATAGCGATGGTTACCTATAAAAGTGGTGTTCCCTATGATATTGAGCAAGAGCAAATCGGCAAGCAGGATAAAGAAAGTGCTGGACCCGATTGCGCGACAATATGTCGTCCACAGGATTTCTTTTTGAACATGAGCCGAACCAAAAGAAAGCGTAAGTTGGTGGAATGGCTGGAAAGCTGTCAAGAAAATCAGGTGAGCGTGCTGGATGAAAAGATACCACTTTTGAGTTTTGCGGTTGACTTTGTGACAGCCTATGAGTATCAGAAAGCGCGTGGGATTAAGATCCACCCCGGTTTGTGGAAAGATATGCGTGTGGATATATTTCTGGTAAAAAAAGAAAATTGAAAAAGTTGTGGAAAAAATCCGATTCGCTGTTCTCTTATGTATTAGGAGGTTCCAAACCTCCGAAAAAGTGAATAGCGTCCTCTGCTGTACCGCATTGGGGAAGCAGCGCCATGACTGGAGTCCACGAGCGTGCCAAGATGCGAGAAAACATATCGCATGGCTGCAAAGCGATGCGAGGCAAAGCGCCGGGAAGGGTTGCCTGTCTGGAATTTGCAGAGGGAGAGAAACGCACAGCTATAACGACAGATCGTGCCGTGGAGGAAAAACTTCCACGGCATTATTGTGCCGTTATGGAATGACGCTAGATTTGCTATTTGAATCCGTAAATGGTAATATTATAATTCGGATGAGGAATAGACCGTGATGGCAACTATTCGGGAATTCCGAATGGTTCAAACAGATGACATCTGACAGGTTCATCGAAGGATAATTATCGAAATTTGTGGCTTATTGCGCCTTTCGAGTTTTATCTGCATATATTTTTGAAGATTATATGCAGAAAGCAGGATTCCATGTGGCAAAATTTAATCATCGTTATAGCAGATGAGGTGTCTGCGATGATAGATCATGCTATGAAAGAGATCCCTGCTGCGGCGCTTTTGTACCTTTTGTACTATTATAGGGAAATTTCCAACTTGCTATTTGTATCGATAAATGGTACTATATGACTATACTAATGTCATTTGAATGTTTAGAAATAAATGACTTCTGAAGGAGGCTTTGGCGAAATGGGAAGATTCGTGAATCCGGATAATAGTGCGTTTCAAGTTGCACTGAATTCAAAAATTTATATGGATAAAACGGGTCTGCTGGAATATACCAACAGCGTTCTTGATACACCAGAAGCATATATCTGCAATAGCCGCCCCCGGAGATTTGGTAAGTCCTATACGGCTAATATGTTGGCAGCCTATTACAGCAAAGGCTGCGATTCAGAAAAGATGTTCGATGGGCTTACAATCGGCAAGAGTAGCGACTTCAAAAAGCATCTCAACAAGTATGATGTGATCCATATAGATGTACAATGGTTTTTGTCCAGCTGTGCAGACATCAAAAGTATTATATCCTACATTACGCAATCAGTTTTTGAGGAACTAAAAGAGTACTACCCTGAAGTTCTTCCTAACGAAGTGTTGACATTGGCGGACGCTTTGTCGCGCATCAGAAACTCGACCGGTCAGAAATTTATTGTGATTATTGATGAATGGGATATTCTGATCCGAGATGAAGCAACCAATAAGGCTGTTCAAGAAGAATATATCTATTTCCTGAGAGGCTTATTCAAAGGTACAGAGCCGACAAAATACATTCAGCTTGCATACCTCACCGGCATTCTGCCAATCAAAAAGGAAAAAACGCAGTCGGCCTTGAATAACTTCGATGAGTTTACCATGGTCAGTGCCAGCACGTTGGCACCTTTCATTGGCTTTACGGAAGAAGAAGTTAAGAATCTTTGCGAGGAGTACCACAAAGACTTTGACAAGGTAAAAAAGTGGTACGATGGTTACTTGCTGCGGGATTACCAAGTTTATAATCCCAGAGCTGTTGTCAGCGTTATGCTGAAGGGAGAGTTTAAGAGCTACTGGTCGGAAACGGCTTCCTATGAAGCAATCGTTCCTCTTATCAACATGAACTATGATGGGCTGAAAACGGCAATCATTGAAATGCTTTCCGGCGGGGAAGTTAAAGTAAACACGGCTACCTTCAAGAACGATACCGTTAATATCCAAAGCAAAGATGATGTTTTGACATATATGATCCATCTTGGCTACTTGGGATATGACCAGAACCGAAAAACAGCGTTCGTTCCGAATGAGGAAATCCGGCAGGAATTGACACTTGCGGTGGAAAGCAAGCATTGGAATGAGATGTTGCTGTTCCAGCAGGAGTCTGAGAAGTTGCTGGATGCGACATTGGATATGGATGGCGATGCAGTAGCCACTCAGGTTGAGAAAATCCATGATGACTATGTTTCTGCCATCCAGTACAACAATGAAAACTCCTTGAGCAGCGTCTTGGCGATTGCATACCTGAGCGCTATGCAATATTACTTTAAGCCGGTTCGAGAGCTGCCCACAGGCAGGGGCTTCGCAGACTTCGTTTTCATTCCAAAACCGGAGTACCGAAATGACTATCCGGCGCTTGTTGTGGAGTTGAAGTGGAACCAAACGGCGGAGACTGCGATGCAGCAGATTAAGGAAAAGAAATATCCGGATTCGCTGCGTGGCTATACAGGAAATCTTCTCTTGGTAGCTATCAACTATGACAAGAAAACGAAGAAACATCAGTGCCTTATTGAAAAAGTAGTATAAAGATCATGCCGTGGAAGGAACCTTCTTCCACGGCTTTTCTATACCATGATTGAGTCATTGACTTGTACATTTTGAAAATACTGAATGCAGTATTATACTGATGGGAAAGGAGGGAAAACCGATGCAATATGATAAAGCAGACCAGCAAAACTGCCCGCGCAGAGTCGTGTTCTATGGGCGCGTGTCCACGGAACTTGAGGCGCAAATATCAGCACTGAAAAATCAAATGAACTGGTATCTGGAGCTTGCAGAACATCATCCGAATTGGACGGTGGTTGGGCAATACGCCGATGAAGGAATCTCAGGTACTGGCATGAAAACCCGGCCTTCTTTTATGAAGATGCTGCGAGATGCCCGGAAAAAGAAGTTTGACTTAATCGTGACCCGCGAGGTTTCCCGTTTTGCCCGAAACACGGTGGATACTTTGGTTACGACCCGTGAGCTGAAACAGTACGGCGTTGAAGTGTACTTCGTCAATGATGACATCTGGACGATGCGTGGCGATGGAGAAGTTCGCCTGACCATTATGGCAAGCCTTGCGCAAGATGAAAGCCGTAAAATGAGTGAACGCACCAAGGCGGGCATTCAGACGTCACAGAAAAAAGGCACCTATGTTGCGGGACCGACACCGTTTGGATATAAGCGTGATAAAAAGGCTCATACGCTTGTGGTGCAGGAAAGTCAGGCAGAGACTGTCAGAAAAATTTTTGCTTGGTATGCTGATGGCATAAATGGCACCGAGATAGCCCAGACACTAACGCAAGAAGGCGCACCGAATAAATCCGGAATGCCACAATGGAGCGCGCGTCAGGTTCTCTCAATCACCAAGAATACGATTTATAAAGGGTATTTGACATACAACAAATCGCATATTGATGATTTCCTCAGCCATAAAAGCATCAAGAACAGCGAACAGGATTACATTCTGGTGAAAGCCAGTTTTGAGCCAATCATTTCAGAGGAACTATGGGATAAATGTCAGCGCCGCAGACATGCATGGCAGTCGTACAAAGATGGCAATATAACGCAGGCTTACTTGTATGGAAAGAGCGAACACGCCGACAAATGGGCTTGCCGCCTGTTTTGTGGCTGCGGAGCCAGAATGCGGGCGTTCCGCGCAGAGAAAGGCATTGTTCGATATATCTGTTATCAGCGGTCGCTGAGGAATGTAGCCCCCAAATGCAGCGCCCCCAATGTGCAAGCATGGAAGCTCGAATTGATGGCGCGAGAAATCTACAAAAACGTTTGGCAGGATCACCGGCAGGATATTTTAGAAGAATACCAGCAGGAACAAGAAAACGGAGCTGCCAATAGTGAAAAGGTAGAGGAAGCACTCAGCTGGCAAGAGTCGTTCCCAAACGATGAAATCAGCCGGGAATTTCTGGACAGATTTGTGCCGAGAATCTTCTCCATCGATGGACAGAAATTCATCTGGGAACTAAATCTATTTCAAAAGTCATGCACTGTTCAATGCAATGTGCGCGGAACGTACAATTACCATTCGATTTCGGCGGAAAAAATCATGCCGGGAAAAACAAAAGCGAAGAAAGGGGATGGGGCCGTCAATAGGATACTTGAGGATGCAAACAGTACGCGCTTTTGGGTACATACCTATGATGACGACCCAATAAGCAGGCTGCTATAAAAAATCCGAGAGCGTAAAATTGTTGCATAAAATGTACAATTCGCTCGCGTAAATAGCTAATGCGAAGCGCATCGCCTGTAAAAAGGTGGTGCGCTTCGCGTTTTTAATGGAATTTAGAGATATACAAGGGGGAAGTGTACCGTTTTGCGGGAATGGTGGGGGATGATCTGTTTTCCCCCATACCCCCTTTCAGCTGGCTGAAGTGATAAACAGCCTGCTGAAAAAAGAGAATATCGTATCCTTAGCACCTTATCTGTGATTTACAGGCAAGGTGCTTTTTTTATTACACAGAGTTGGAGGTCAAAACTATGGGGAAATATCAAAAAAATATCGAAGCTGCCCGGCAGATAAGCGTGGTACAGTATCTTGAAACTTATCGCCCCGGTGAACTTGTCCGTAAAACTGATCGGGAATACTGCACCCGGTCACATGATAGTCTCATCATCACAATTGGCAATGGAAAGTTTCATTGGTACTCTCATGATGTGGGAGGTAATAATGCCATTGATTATCTGACTAAGGTTGAGGGGATGGACTTTGTATCTGCGGTTCGTCTGCTGAACGAGATGACGCCTGCCCCTGTTTCTGTTCAGCTGGCTAAAACAATTCCAGTCAAACAGAGTACACCACGCAAATTTGAACTGCCTGCACCCGACCGCAACGCTGAGGCTGCCGCAGCCTATCTAATGCAGCGCGGTATCAGCCCTAAGGTCCTGCGCTACTGCGTGGGCAGCGGCATCCTGTACCAGACCACGCGCGGAAACTATCGCAACTGCGTTTTCGTAGGCAAGGATGAGCATGGCGTGGCGCGCTGCGCGTTCCAGAGAGGCTGTCAGGGCACTTTCCGTGGCGATGTTTCCGGCAGTCAAAAGCAATACGGCTTTTTGATTTCCGCCGAAGACCCGGAGTGCGATACCGTGGAGATTTATGAAGCGCCTATTGATGCCATGTCCGGTGCGACTCTGCGCCAGTATAAGCACGATAGGCCCTGGCGCGGTGTGCATTATCTGGCGCTGGGTGGGCTGAACCACCAGCCTATTGACTATTTCCTTGCACATCATCCTGCCGTAAAAACGGCAGTACTCTGCTTTGACCGTGATGAGCCGGGGCGAAACTTCGCGGGAACCGTCGCGAAAAAACTCACAGAAAAAAATCTCGTGGTGGTAGATATGCCCCCTGCCGTGGGTAAGGACTATAACGAATATCTGGTAGCAGCTAAAAAGCTGATTTCCATGGAAAGATGAGGTTGAACATGAAAACAATAGCTGTTGCAAATCAAAAAGGCGGCGCGGGCAAAACGACCACTGCCGTGAATCTTGGCACCTCGCTGGCCGCTATGGGCTACAAGGTGTTGTTGGTAGATGCCGACTCGCAGGGGGACTTAAGCAGTTACCTTGGCTACACCGGTGCTGCCAACAGTGCCACTCTCAGCGACCTGATGGAATCCGTTATTTCAGATGAACCGGCACCGGATGTAGTGATGCACCATGAAGAACAGGTGGATTTTATCCCCTCGGACATTGGGCTGTCGGATATGGAAGTTCGACTGGTCAATGTAATGGCACACGAGCGCATTATGGCGCAGGCTTTGGAGTCGTTCAAGGACAAATACGATTACTGCCTGATCGACTGTATGCCATCGCTGGGTATCCTTACGGTGGCTTCGCTTGTGGCTGCTGACCGGGTGCTGATCCCTGTGCAGGCACAGCATTTTGCCCTGAAAGGCGTGGTGTCGCTGTTCAAATCCATCAATCAGATCACGCACCGCATCAAGCCGGAGCTTGAAATTGACGGCATTGTTCTGACCATGGTGGACCGGCGCACCAACCTAAGCAAAGATGTCTGTGCCGCTTTGCGGAGTTCCTACGGTCACGCGCTGAAAATTTACCGCACGGAAATTCCCGTGAGCACGCGCACTGCGGAAAGCGCCTCCAGCGCCCACAGCGTGCTGCGCTACGATGCCAGCGGTCCTGCAAGCATCGCCTATAAAACCTTGGCAAAGGAGGTCGTGGACAATGAGAGAGTACGGCAGCAATATCATACTCCCCTCGCTCGATAATCTCTTTTCCAGGGAGCAGGAACGGCAGGATGCCAAGTTGGAGAAAATCCAGATCCTGCCGCTGTCGGAGCTGTACCCCTTTGAGGGGCATCCGTTTCAGGTTCGCGATGATGAGGAAATGAACAAGATGGTGGACAGCGTCAAAGAATATGGCGTGATGACCCCCGCCATCGTTCGCCCGCGACGGGACGGTGGATATGAAATTGTAGCCGGGCACCGCCGCTGCCACGCCAGCCAGCGCGCCGGAGTGGACACCATGCCCTGCATTGTGCGGGACATGGACGATGATACCGCCATTATTTTGATGGTGGATTCCAACTGCCAGCGTGAGCATATTCTGCCGAGCGAAAAGGCCAAGGCGTACCAGATGAAGTTGGAGGCAATCAACAGAAAGCTCGGTAGACCGTCAAAAGAAAGGGGCTGTTGCACATCGTTTTGGATGAAAGTGCAGAATCGCCCCTAAGAATTAGACATATAATCGAACAATAGGAAAAAGCATGTGCATCACAAATCCAT